TCCTCAATACGATGTTTTAATACACTAGCCGCAGTATTGAAATGACCAGTACCTTCTGTTTGTGGTTTGAAATAATCTCGCAAAAGAAGACCTCTCTCCATCTCTAATACAGCAATGTATTGTTCTTTTGTGATATCATAACTTTCATAATCAACTGTTTGCATGATTAAGCCTTTTCAAACTTAGAACCAGACTCAGTTGTAATCCAGTATTGAAGTGGTGTAGTTTTGTGTTGAAAGTGTGAAACACCTTTAGAAGATATTTTCACATCATATGCACCAGGTAGAATCTTGGTCAAGTTTTCTGTTTTGAAAACCATACGATACTTACTACCATCACCATCAGTTAAGTCAAGTGAATCGGTATGTGCAGAATCGTTTTGCAAATCCAATGTTATGATTGAAACTTTCTTGCCATCAGATTCAATTGCAATTTGTGGTGAAGAAAGAACAGAAGCAGCACGGAGAATCCAATCAAAATCTTCTGCTGTCAAAGCAAAATTAATTTCAGGGTCAGGCATTACAAGTGCTTTTTCTGGTGGTGTAACAATCATAGTAGGTTCGCAAAAGCGATACTTGATTTTACTACGACCTTTGTTGCCACAGATAACAACATGTTTCTCATCAAATTCAAATGATGGATCGTCTTTGTGTAAAGATACGACCGACAGAAAATTGTTTAGGTCATAAACACCAAACTCTGCGGGAATATCTTCTTTGATTGTAACTTCAGCAAGAATATTCTTGTGTGAAGAAACTGTTTTCAATGTCTTGCCTTTTTTGAACATGATGCCTTGATTGATGGCACCGAAGTTCTTTAAGACTGAAATTGTTTCAATTGATAATTTCATAATATAACTCCAAAAATTTATTTTGTATCTAAAGAATACATTGTATCATGTTCATATAGGAACATGAGGCAACAAAGAGCATGTGATAGGTGATGTTTGCCAGACTCAGGGTCTACTATTTCACCTTGTTTCCATGCCCACAAATGCCGTTGCAAGGCATCAAAATACCTGCGTTTAGCATCAGGTACTCTTTTCCAATTATCTCGCTCATACTTTTGAGCACCAAATGTTAATACATCAACAGTTGATTCAAGTGCGAGAGGTGGTAACAAACCATATTCTAGTTTGTTACCATCAAATTTACGACCACCTGTTGTTGCAGTTTGTGAATCTTTAACAACATCATCGCTCATTATAGTTTTCCTGTATACTGAGCCACGGAAGGCATATTACCTGTAAAGGCATAACTACCAATGTGTTGTGTTTTCATCCAAGGACACAAGTAAATTTGTCCACCCATTTTACGCCACATCTGACAGAACATATAATCTTCTGATAGATAGCGGTCAGAACCACCACCAACAATTGATTCTTTGGTGTCGATTACAGTATCAAAATACGCATGAATATATCTTGTACCATCAAAGTTAGCCTGCCCAACATGGTCTGGTTTATATCGAATAGTTGGATATTCTTCTTTCATTTTATCGAACACATGGCGTTTTACCATCATGTAACCTGTACCAATTTCCATAACCTCAAGAGGTTCTGTTACTTGAAATTGTTTTGTGCCTTTTACAACATTGAAAACATATTCACCTACAAGTTGTTCAAGTTCTTTTGGTTCTAAGTCTGTATGATTTCTGGCTGCATGTGCAATGTTACTCCAGTTCATTGATTTCTTTGGATAAGGGCCACCAATAACATCTTTATCAAGTGCTAACAAGGCAATTACGTCTTGTGCATTGAAGTTAATATCGGAGTCAATAAACAATAAGTGTGTGTATTCTGTGCGTAAGAATTCGTCAACCAGATAATTGCGAGCCCTTGTAATCAATGATTCATTGAATAGAAATGAAAATTTAATTTCAATACCATATCGCATCATTGTTGTTTGTAAATCTAAACATGATTTCATGTAAAGACCGTGGTTCATACCACCATACATTGGAGTAGCAACGAATAATTTATGTTGCTTTAATTCTTCTAACTTAACTTGTATTTCCATAATGTACCCATAAAATAAAAAAAGGAGAGGATATAATATATATCTTCTCCTCTTGAGTTTTCCTAAGAAATATTAGGCAAAAGCACTTTCGCCTTGAGCACGAATTGATGCAATACCTTCAGCAACCATACGTTTAGTTGGTTTGCCAAGGCGATAGAAAGCAACTTTTTCACCATTCGCATTGATGCGAGTGTTCAAGTAAATTGCATTTCCTTCTTTACGCAACTCATTGATAGTTGCGGATGGGTTTGCAACACCAAAAACTGACTGCATTTTAGCAGCGGTTAATGTGTTGTATGCACTATCTTTGGAAAGATAGGCAAGGACTTTTGATTTTGTTGTCATATAGACTCCATAATAAAACGAATCGCATTGAAAAAATATCTGAGAGGCGACTCAATCTCTCAAATCATGTGTAAGTATAACATAATACCTGAGAGATAGCAAGCATTTCTCAGGTAATTAATAAACATTTACCTTAATTAAAAGGGAACATCTTCTTCAGAATCAATTTCTGGAACTTCTTCTGGTGCCATTGTAGAGGCAAGAATTGTTTCGGTATTTGCACCTGCATCAACTTTGGTATACAAGTCAAGGAATGATGCCTTAGTATCATCATCAAAACGGTTCAAACAAAGGCCGATTGCCTTCATCTTATCACCAAAGATACCGAATGTTTCAACAATGTGGACTAAACGGCGAGTAGAAATCACTTCGTCACATCCGCCATCTGCAAATGTTTTACGAATAACATCTGCCCATGTAACAAGTTTTTCAGCAAACTCATCATCGGCACGACCAACTGAGGTCAATTCTTTTTCAATGATTTTGCGTTCTGTTTTAACAGGAGGAAATTCTTGTTCCATTGTAGTGCGGAATCTTTCAAGGAAAGCCTCATTCAATACATTAGTAAACATATAACGACCATCATCAGAACCTTTACCTTTTGTATTGGCAGTAGCGAATACGGTAAAACCAGGCGCAGGAGAAATCAATTCGCCTTTCTTTTTCAGCATGAATGGTTTACCTTCAAGCACACGTTGTAATGAAGAAAGATTTTGAGCGCCATAATCAATTTCGTCAATACATAAAACAGCACCTTGACGAGCAGCCGTTGTAACAGGACCATCACGCCATTCCATGTTGCCATTAATTAGAACATAGTTACCAAGTAAATCACTTTCATCGGTTTCTGGTGTCATTGATACACAAACGAATTTGCGTTTAGCCTTAGCACAGGCCTGTTCAATAGACATTGTTTTACCGTTACCAGAATGACCAGTAATGAAAACAGGAAAAAAACGGTGTGCATTTACAATTGCAAGCACATCTTCAAAGTTGCCAAATGGCACATAATTTTTATATGATTTAGGAATCAAATCAGAAGATTCTAAATCTGTTTGAACATTCTGAATACGATTCTCAGATTTATCTACAGGTTTTGTCATAGGTAATACTTGAGCAGACATTTCAATTACAGGAGTAGAAGTTTTTACCAAACTACTTGTTGGTACTTTGTAAACACCTTTAGATATTTTATTTTTTTCATCATTGGTAAACCAATAAGGATGACCAACTTTTAATTTCTTACCGATTTCTGTAATCTCTGTTTTAGTAATCTCAGTTTTACCTGTAGATACCAAAGCATTAATTAACAGTTGTTTCTTTTCTTCACGTTTAGACATAATAAAATCCTTTATTTCACAAGATACACATATTATAACACAACTGGCAGGGATGTCAAGCCCTGTGTTGCCTGAAAACAACAGTTCAAACTGCCATTTGTTGAATGAATTTGGACACTAGGACCCGATTCACTTGCTTCTTTTTCGTCATTTTCATAAATGCCGACTTTAGTTTGCCCGATGTAACTTTTCCATCAATTTCAATTTCTTCATTCTCGGTTTGCAAATCAGAACCACCTGCAATGAGGTAGAATGAATTATAACCTTTAGTGTTTGAATTTAGAAACTTTTCTTGTTTGAATTTTCTAATCAATTCTTTCTCTGTTTCATATGCTTTATTCATATTACTTTTACGCATTTCTTCAATTGTAGTACCATCTTCAAAACAGTAACGACCACGAATTGCATTTTTCACTTGACCAGGTCGAGTTGCAAGAATAAAGAAACCAAACACTTTGGTTTTGCCTACAACACGGATCCATTCTAAAGCAGAGCGTAACAATTCTTCATTGGTGTAAAATGAATATATTTTGTTCCTATCAGGACAAAGAGCATGTTCAAATTTATTTTTGCGGTCACGAATGACAACATTGTAACTACGAATATCAAAACTGTATGGCCAAATATTCTTTTCTACAACACCATCAAAGTTTTTGCGTTCAACTTCAACATAATGACTAGAAGCATTATCGGCATCACCATCATGTACAATAACTAAACTTGTTAAGTCAAGGTTATTGGTTGTACGGAAATTGTTTAGAATTGAACCAATTGCAAATACTGCCTGAACCAAAGGTGTATTAGAAAGATTCTCACTCAGAGGACGGCCAATGCGGTTGTATGAACTATTTCTAACATAAACATAACTTTCTTTCAACAAAATTAGATTACGCAAACTTTTGGTGAATTCAACATTAGACATTTTTGAATTCAGATACTCACGCAATTGAACATTAGAGAAACCTAAATCGCCAACTTTGCGAGAGAAAGAATCACTATTATCTTTGCGTTTTTCAAAACTATCAACACCACGGTCGATATTGAATGTTTCAGTACAATCAGTAAAACCATATACTGAGAAAGGAATATTCACTTTGCGACAGAACATGGAAAGAACTAAAATCTGTTCAATTGAACCTGCCATGTTGTCAGACATAGAACCAGAACAATCAAGTAAAAGAATCAAACCATGTGACTTGCCTTTTGGTATCAACATCACTTTACGGAAAATGTTGTCATCAAACTTATAATTACAAAGTTTGTTAATGTCAATATCACCAGTATCGGACAGTTTAGATTTACTAAACGCCTTGGCAGCCTTACGCATTTCAAATTCTTTGGCAAGTAGACCGATATAACGGTCATTCTTATTCTTAAAATCAGTTACTAATTTTTGAATATAGGCATTATTAATGAAGCCATCTGAAATTGATTGAGCATAATATTCACTCAATAATTCTTGAACACGTTTTGCAGGTGTAAATACATTCTTAGCATTTACTGTAGGAATATTCAAGTAAAGGTAAGGTTTGCATTTTGCATCAAGCAATGAATTTTCATTTTGACGATATGAATCATCGGTGCGACATTCAGGTGAATATTGGTCGCCTTGAGATTCTACAGATTTTTTGTAACGG